ACTAGGATTTATATTCGGCAAATTGCTTATACCACTATCTATGCTATGGGACTTTGTAACAGGATTTGTAAAAGAATTCAAGACATCTGAGTTCGATAACATGTTTATGAAAATCCTTGATTCAGTATTATCAGGTATTGGAAGTATCGCAGGTGGATTTATCGGCGGTATACTTGATCTGGTTAAGTGGGGATTGTCATGGGTCGCTTCGAAACTAGGATTTGACGGTCTATCAGAATGGTTAGATAGCTTTAGTATTAAAGATATGGTAAAAGAAGGGATGTCTAATCTTTTAGATATGCTTGATATGCTTTTCACAGATCTAATTCCAGCCTTAGTTGCTGGACTGAAGAATAAAGCTATGAATCCATTCACCGCTGGTGCTTTTCAAGATGGATTTAATGATCGGATGTACGGAACAGAAGGAGCTGAGGCTGGAGGAAAAGCAGATAGCAGATTTTTTGAATTAAAAGATGAACAACGCGCCGTCAGGACTAAAATAGCAGAAGAACAAGCCAGAATAGATCGATCGAATGCCGGAGAAAATGAATATTTTGGAATCGAAGCTAACGGAGTTAGCAACTCTTTAGATAGAATTGAAGAGCTTAGAGCAGAAAAGGCAATATTAGATAAGCAGATTGCTACAAGAGGTGAATTACTAAAACAAGCAGCTATAGAAAAACGAGCTAATACTACAGGTGCTCAAATGGAAGCAATGCAAGATGATACTCTAGGTGCTAAAGCTCAATCTGCTGCAGCTAAAATCACTTCAGTTGTAACAGATTCATCATCGAAGGTAAACAATAGCATCACTAAAGTTAGTAACATTGGCCAACACTTCGATCGTACAAACAGTTTAGCAATAGCACAATAAAAAGGGAAGCAGATTTCTCCGCTTCCCTTACTTATTCTAGATCAGAGATGTTTAGCCTTGTTGGGCCAACTTCGCAAAATACGAAAGTGTATCACCATCATCTTCTGTGTCTAGGCTTACATCACTCTGAGCGGGTGCTGGTGCATCAACCTTGACCTCACGAGTTTCGTTAAGCTCGACTTGCGTGTCAGTCGAAACTACTGTATTAGCTATGTGTTCTTCACCGAGAACTTCATATAGCTTCTTCTTTAAGTCAGCATACGATTTATAACTTTCTTGGTTAATGAACTCATTCAGTCCATGAAGTTTTTCATAAATCGCTTCTAACTTTGCTTCTTCACCACCAAATAACTCAGTCGGTGCTTCGAACTCTGACTTATCATAGTTACGATAGCCTTCGAAGTTGCGAATCTTCAGTTTGAAGTTTGCTCCACCCCAGAAATCGAATGGATTAACTGGCTTCTCATCTTGGAACTGTGGCTGCATAACATCCATTACCTTATCCATGATCTTCTTACCGTACTTATAAAGGAATACCTTACCTTCATTTTCAGGATTAGCAGAGTCAGAGACAACAAGGATATTAGAGACATGATGCAGACGACGCTTACGCATACGTGCAAGCTCCTTATCTTCTTCACGACCAGTATTCCATAGCTGTGTATTCATCTCACTCACTGGATCATTTTGACCAATAGAGGTGAGAGAGTTTTCGATATACCAACGACCAGTTGGACCCTTGAAACCATGATCCCAATATTTGACCCATGGAAGATCTTCACCTTTGCCTGCTGGAAGGAAGCGAATAATCGCATAACCATTTCCAGCTTTGTCAACTGTTGGTGTCCAGAAGCGATCGTCACCGTATGATTTCTTTTCGGTATCTTTCGCTGCTGCGTTAATTAGTTTATCGATCGCTGCTGCGCGATTTTGTTTTAGTTGTTCGAATGACATATTATTTTTAGTATTGCGTTGTATTGTTTTTAGTATTGCGTTGTATTATTGCTACCAACAAACTCTATATTATACTGATTTGGCTCATTTGTAAATAACATAATCAATTGATTACGGTATTTGTTTTCATCTGAGGCAATGAGCGGAATAATGAACTGTTGGTATTTTTCGAGTGTAAGAAGAGTACCTTTAACAATACCTAATGGATCGTTGAGTGTACTCTTCAGGCTTTTGATAAACTTCACAAAATGATCTATAATCGCTACAGTTTCTGGGGAAATCTGTTGGCTCATAAAGAGATTAAGTAAGAGGTTATCGGTTTTGTCGGAGTTTGCTTTACAGACTCCATCAAAGGTAAGGTTATATTTATACGCATTTTCGCGGATTAGTTTTGTCTCTCTTTGGAAGTTATAGAACATTGATTGGCGATAGGTATCTCGAGTGGTATGAGATTCCATTTCCATTTCACCGATCCACATGTTCTCAGCCATAATGTTATCGGCAAAGTACATTTTCAAATCATCTTCTTTTACAAATTTCTTCGCGATACGTTCAAAGAAGTATCGATCTTTTCTCCTCTCAAAACTCTGCATCTTTACATTAGACTTAAAGTTATATGCGAATGCGTTATAACCTTGCTGTGTAAAGTGCAATCGAATTGAGTTGTATAAGGAATATGCCTGAAAGCCAGTCATTAAAATAAGTATGAAGTAGTCCTCTTGATGATGTTGCGATCCATTGCTTCTGCTTCGAGTTTACTCTTCAGTGCGCCCTTTATGAGCTTGGCCATATCCTCAGGATCGATTTGTTTTTCTTCACATAAGTGACAAATAGCTTCAGCGTACGACATCTTATCCTTGTGGACCAAGATCTCAGTCTGTATTACCAACTGTTCTTTTGTGATAGACATTTTTACTGGTATTTTCTTAGCCATTATATTACTTTAAGGATGAGGGTTTGATCGTTGATTCGACCGTTTGCTTCTTTACGTTTTGTTGTGAGAGCATTGATGATCTTATCTCGTTGCTTATCGGTCTTTGTGACGATCGCGCTAATAACATCAGACGGTTTACGAAGTGACATAGAGTAACTTAGCTTCTCATCGAATCCTTTAATCGAGGTTCCTTTCACACTAAATCCTTCAGTGGATGAACATTCGTATACAGTCATTCGACGATATTTAATATTGAAGACATATAGCTTCCTTGCTCCAGGGATATTTGCTGGTGACATAGATGTGACAGCATATTCATCAGATTCAGCCAAATACTTGAGAGACTTTACTTGCCTATCAGCACTTTGGATTTTCTTCTTGCGTGGTTTTCGAGCATTAGTATTAGTGGCTCTAAACTTAGCGACTTGCTCCTCCATCTTAGTGAGCTCTTTAATACGAGAACGAATTCCTGGTTTGGTTAGATATGAATAACCCTCGGCGCTGTCAGGATCACCCTCTAGAGCTTCAGTCAATTCTGTCTTATATCTACCTAACCATTCTTCTACATACTTCAAACCAGCAGCTGGAATAGTGTGCTGCTTAAGGAGAGAATATACGTTAATTCCCTTCACCTTCGGCTCAGAATTAATCCAATCGTCGAGCATCCAATCAAGTTCAGCACATACAGTACTGTTTACTTTATTCTTCAATCTCTCGATAGGACTAATATTGTTAGTGTGTTTGTTTGCATCAACAGGAGTGTCGACGATTTTTACATAGTTCGCGAGTAGAGATGTAAGCTCAGTCTTGATATGTGTAAGGTCGTTATGCGCCTCTGTGATATTATATCCTTCCTTATCTTTATAATACTCCATGTATCCATCACATGTAGGCAACATGCCATTATTCAGAGCTCTGCACAATTTTGATGTAGTGACTGAAGGTTGTGTATCTCGTAAGCTTTTGATATACTTGATTTCGTCCTTCTTATATCCGTTATTCTTCATCCACTCTAGAGCAAAGACTTTAAGGTCTTTCGCGCTGAGATAATAGTTATAGAAACCGAACATGCGATTTCGATTCTCCATGAATTTTACAGGCTCCCAATTTTCACATCCGTCCCATCGTGGTTCTTCTCCAGTGTATTTAGAGTCACACGCGATGACTCGATTATATTTGTCAAGTACTTTAGCCATAATGTATATTAGTATTCGTTATTGTCCACAAATGCGTCTGCGGTATATTTAGTGAGGATTTCAAACTCTTCATCAATATCTTCTTTGCTTGGAGCTTTTGGTTCAAAGTTAACATAATCGAGTGAATCCTTTGATACTGCTTTCTTTGGAATTCGGCCTCGAGCTGGAAGTCCAAGCTTTTGACGCTTGAGCTTCTTTGCGGTTTTCTTGATAAACGCGAGTCTTTGTTTTTCTGTCATAATGTATATTATACTATATTTGTGTTGATTTGTAAATGATTAAAGAAACTACTTAAAGAAAATATGTCTTCCGACCTTAGTGGTTTGAGACATAGACGCTGCCCAATATGGTTCGTCGATATATTCTGCATAATAGTGATCAGCGCCTTTTGTGTAATTGGTCATCTCGGCGGTGTCGACAATCTTCATTGCCTCGTGCCAGCGTGGGTGATTTTGTGCTTTCGCTATATTTGTGTCAACGTCGTTTTCATTCCAACATGAGAATTGCCATGCTTGAAGGCAAACATCAGACATTGATTTGTTTCGTTTCATTGATCTGTTATAGACCACTTCGTGTACCGACTCCATTGCACCTTCAGCGTACTCTCCTCCTGCTTCGAGGATCAGAGTAGATGCAACTACATCACGATCTGAATAAGAGAATGCAGTGCTGCTAAGAGCTATGAAGAGTGCAGTGTATAGTTTCATATTAAAATTTTACCCCCATGTTGGTGAGCTCTGCTCTGAGTTCTTCGTCACTGTGAGCCGTGCGGCCGTTAGTGAGTTCATACTCAACAGAGAAATCACCACGCTCACTGCCAAGTGGCTTGTCCACCGTTTTGAACGCGATTTGGTGGCGCATTGAACCGTGGTCGCGATTGTCAGTCACGCTCTTTACACGATATGTGCCATCTTCAGCACGATAGATCTCGTTAAGAGTCTCCCAATCCTCACAGACTGTGGTGTCTGCGCTCACAGTGGACTCTCCGCGGACGAACTCAGAAGAGTGGTCGTCAGAGTGTTCAATGAGGCCACGAATCTCATCAAGAGATTCAGGCGAAGAGAGAAGTGACTTGTCAGTCACGACGTATGTGGAGCCACCCTTGGCTTTCCAACGATCGCCGTAGTTCTCCATATATTGAGTGTTGAGGACGAGCTTTACTCCGCGAGTCTGAGTGAGTGTATTTGTCATAGTTTTAACTGTTATTGGTTGGTTACAGTATTAATTATACCATATATGAGCCCATTGTACACCAGTTTTATATCAATGCTGGTCAACTACTTAGGACTTTTTTTGAAATCTATCCAAGAAAATCACAAAATTGATGAATAAGTTGATAAACTAGATTCAACAGTTGAATACCAACGCTTTAGAGAACTGTCTCTGTTTGGTTGGATTCATATATTATTATACCACAACGGCTTAGGCATGTAAACCATATAAATACAAATATATGCCAACACCAAATCCAGATCCTAATGAAGAATTAAGCCTCTGTAGAACATACTATTCACCTTCGTATATTTCAGCTGATAATTATAATAACCCGGAAGATATACCTAATGACGAATTCTCACATACATTTAGTTTAACGTTAGAAGATCAACCTGAGGCTGATGGAAATATAAGAGAAACCATTATCGGCTCATCTTATAATACTACGGATACTGAAGATAGTGGTACTTCTTTTATCGATAATGGTGATCATACATATACATATTCTGGACTATATACGATCGATTCTTTTCCGAATATTAAAATGACATTTCGTACAGATTTCGTTAACAACACAGAAAAAACAATTGTGGGGTGGCCGCCATCTGATCCAAGAGCAAAAGATATGAACAATATTTCACTTGATTCTAGAGATTCAAGAACGTATAGTATTTCAATAACGTGGATTATTCAAACAGAAACGTATCAAATAGAACCACCTCCAAGCACGGCCGAACCAGAATGGGTTATTACTGACACTAGCAACTATTCGAAGACATGGTATAAAGATGCTGGAAACAAAGTTGGTCATTATTTTTCCACCATCTTAGGAGAATACTTTAATGGAACTTGAAAAAACAAAGCTATCTGACGTTATTCGTAACACTAACTTCAGTGCTATGAGTAATAATCTTATTTTAGATACTACTGCAGGTGTTGTCGAAACAGTAACGTCAGTCAATATTACATCGAGTGTAGAAGATTCTGGTATTACGTTATCAACTTCTCTATCAAATGTATCAGTCGGCGGTAATTACTTAGCGCAGTTTGATGACTATGGTGAATTCGTTTCGAAAGGTTCATCTGACCTTATTGAAGAACCTACGTCCTTTCTCAATATTGATAATCTTCCTCCTAATAAAGATTTCTATTTGTTTGAACAGGATTCTAAAGATCACGTAATTGTTACATATACCGTAACAGTAATATACGATAGAGAAACCACCACAACTACTCAAGGTACTGGAGAACCTGCACCACCTCCTGTCACCACTGTGGATTTAGAAGAGGATCTAGTATTTGTTGGAACATTCACACATAAAGTAAATAATAGTATAACGCTAGGTTATAACGTCGTAAGCTCATATTACGTATAAATAGTAAAATGCCAGCTGTTACAAGAATTGGAGATCCTGATATACCACACTGCTCAGGTATGGTAAGATCTGGTGCGAGTGGTAACGTATACGCAAATGGTATACCAGTCTCACGACAAACTGATAAGAACACTGTGCACCTTTTGCCTGGTTCACCATGTCCATCGCACGCTGCTCCAATTGCTGCAGGATCAAGCACCGTAAAAGTTAATAATTTAGGCTGCGGCCGAGTAGGTGATGGAATTAGTGGTTGTACCGCAGTAGCGGTTGGTTCACCAAACGTATTTGCAGGTGGTTAATTCTTCGTGTTGTCTGCCGTAATCTCTAAAGTACGAGCGATCTTTTCTACTTCGTCTAAGTGCTTTTCGATGTACTGTAATCTTAGATTTTGTTCAGCATCTTCAGGCAAGGCGCCGAGTTCGCCTCTCGGCCATTTAATACGAAACTCTGTATTCGCTCCAATCTCTACATCACGAATATTTCGATCATGCTCAAGCTGAGTAATTCTGGATGTAAGATTGACATACCCAGTAACACTGACTGCTACCATAAAGATTAGCGCTATAAGGTTACGTAGTGGAATGTTTATATTGGTGTTTTCGTTTAAGTCTACCATAAGGTTATTTATAACATTAGCTATTTTTAAACACGATTTATCATATAGTTGTTTTAAAAACTGTCTTTTGTATAAATAGATATATGACAACAGAACTATTAGCAATGCTCGGCGGTGGATTAAGTGGTTTCGTAATGAAAATGATCGCCTCCCAAGCCCAAAATCAAGCACAGTTGTTCGAACGAATGATTGTTAAACAAAAGACAGCAGATGATTCTGCAGACCGCGCCGCTAAAAGAGATGCTGGTGCTCTAGTCCGTAGATTTCTCGTAGTAGTAACATTCTTTGCCATTGTTATTGCTCCGTTTATCTTTGCATTTTTTCCAGATGTTGGTATATCAGTATCGAGAGAAACTGATGGTTTCCTTGGCTTCTTTAAGACAGTTAAATGGAAAACAATCGAAGGTTTCGTTATTCTCCCAGAGGTTCGTCAAACTTCACTTGCAATCGTAGGTTTCTATTTTGGAAGTTCACAAGTTAAATAAATAACATTATGCTAAAATCACTAAAAAGAATACTCAATCTAAAGATCATAGAGTGGGTCGATAATACACAGAAAGAATATGCTCATCTAGAATCAGATCAGTATTTCCTTGTTGAATCATCTACCGAAGGTCCTATGCTTTTCACTAAACACCAAGTAGTTGCAGCAAAAAACCGCGCACTGAAGAATAAAGAAGACCTTTAAGCTATATGTGTGTCATAGCTGCTAAGCACTTTAAAGGAGTTGGCTGGGTCGGAGCAAAGAATCGCGATCGTAACTATCTTCCGACTGTAAACATCGTCCAGTCTAATCGTACTGGAACTCAAAGATTATACCTTGATGACGAGAAGACTCGTTACACTGAAGGTCTAAACGAGCATGGTGTGTCTATTCTATCAGCATCTCTTTCGATTAAGAGTGATGAAAAAGAAGGAGATAAAGCAATTAAGAACCGCAGAGCAGCCAACTATATGTCACCCGATGGTAAACATATTCGCGATGCTCTGCTTAATAAAACGATTAAAGGTGCACTTGATCTTTTAATCGAAAGAGAACTCTCAGGTTGCACTCTTGTATTTAATAAAAGGGAATGTTATCTTCTAGAAGGTGGATTCACTGTTCGTAAAGATGATGCAGATGCAGATAATCCTCGCGAATATATACATAAGGTCGAGAAAATAGAAGATTATGTTGTTCGATCAAATCATGGAATCTTATTGCCTCAACTTGGTTATAAGAAAGACACCGATGACGAGCATTTCAAACTCGCGAGGAAGTCATCTGAAGAACGACTTCGTATAGCTCGAGAAGAAGTTGATAAGACGACTGATCCACTCGAGTTAATAAATGCATTGAGTACTACACCTAACGATGATCCGTTCATGAATCCGATTCGTACAGGTGACCCGAAGAAAGAAGATATGGTGACAACAGGCCAGATTCTTCTTATTCCCAATGAAAAGACAATGCACTATCGCCCAATCTTTTCAGAAGTCAATTTTAAGTATAGTAAACTAAATGGACCTGACGCGAAGACATTCTTCGAAATCGTTTCCTCAAAAAAGCTATTAGGATTCAAGGAATTCGTAGACATCGTATAAATGAAAAAAACCGATTTTAGTACCTCGACATTATATCAGTGTTTTCTTGAAGAAAGAGAAGAGATACTAAAGCACAAATGGATCGAATCTGAAAAAGCAGGTAAAGATATAGGTTTCGAAAAAGCACTCCTTAGTTGGGTACGCAATTATCGAGAGGGCTGGAAAGAATCCCATAAACCAAAAACCCTATCAACCGAAGCTGATAGGGTGCAAAGCGTGAAAGAACCGTATATAGATTAGACCTTCTTTTTGGTTGTCTTCTTGGTGGTTTTTCTCTTCTTCTTGGCTTTAGCTTTAAGCTCATTGAGTTCCGCAACCGCGCAATCGTAGAGGTATAGAGCTTCATCAACTGACTTTTCAACAGTCTTTACGTTATTGCGACCAACTAGTACACCGGCAACAAAGCCGAATACCCATAGGGCGAGATTGGTTAATAGTATCATGCTCATAGTTTATCTTTCTTTTTGTTTATTATTTAGTGTAGATACCTTGTAGGTAAGACTCAAACTGCTCGATCTTTTCGAGACGTGTTGGCCAAAGGATGTATTCCTTTTCCGGGTTTTGTTTGAGATTGTTGAGAAGTGGTTGAATCGCGTTATATAGCGCATCAACTTTTTCTTGTGTAGCAGTAGCAACAAGTGTAGTTGCTTCAACTTGCTCTTTAGCATCTTCTGCTTGCTGA